AGAAATTGCACCAACCTGTGCACTAATTGCTTCTTTTGTACGAAGAGGTGTCATACCTTTCGTGTTTTCTGTACCTGTTTGTGCTTCAGATTGACTAGCAATAGATAGAAAAATACCATCTGATCCGTCTGCACCTGCAGGGCCTTGTGTGCCATCAGAACCTCTAGGTATTGTTAAATTAAGAACTCCTGTAGTAGCATCATATGTTGATGAAGCACTTGTACCTGCATCACCTGTAGCTACATTTACTGTTTGTACACCTTGTGCAGATTGCGCAATAACATTACCATTTGAATCAAAAGCTAGAGTTTTACTTGCTCTGCTTGTTTTTGCAGGTAATGTTAGTGTTGCATCATCATCATAATCTAACAATTTAATAGAACGGCTGTGTATTTTGTCTTGGTCTGCAAATATAGCTACAGCTTTATCTAACTCTGTATTAAGTGCAGTTACATCAAAAGCACCATTTACAGGAAAATCTGTTGTTCTTTCTATTAATATATCTCTTAATATAATTATTTTTTGTCCTGCAGTATGACCTGCACCGAAAGTTATTGTAGCACCTGTGCCAAACTCATATGCACTATCGCTTGACGAATTAGTGGCAGTAACTTTGTATTGTACATTTGTAGTAGGATTTACATTGTATGTAGCTAAAGTTCCATCTACATATACTTTAAGATCACTTATACCAAAAAATTCAAAAGTAATTGTATAGGTTGTTTGACTAGCCGTAGCTGTAAACTCGTGTCTTGGATTATTCTGTGATGACGCTATTGTCATTGTACCCCTCTTATTGAGTCATATATATTCTCAATCATATTACCTATAATGTATGTATTTGACAATGGTATGAGTCTTTTAATCGTATCGTGCTTTTCTTCGTTAGTAAATTCACTTCCTCCTAATGCTCTTGTTAAATCATAAAGTGCGGCAGGCCCTGCTCCAATAATACTAGTAAAAGCGTCGTGTTCATCAGCATCACCAAATCTTGGCTCTACTCCTAATAAAGGTCTAAGTCCTACAGATTGTCCTGTAATACCTCCACTCATTGTTTCCATTGTAAAGTTAAGATCACCAAGCAATGCCATAGTACCTGACAATTCTACACCTCTAATAATTTTTTCAGTTGTTTCTTTGTTTTCCCAATATTGTGGATTTTTTGCCCAATCTGCAAACATACCTAATCCAATCATTGTACTCATTCCTGCCCACATATTTGCTCCTGCTTCTCTGCCTTGTGTCGCAGATATTAAAACTTTTCCATTTGCTCCAAATGCCCAAGAATAAAATTGTGTTAATAGCTGTAGTGGTGCTGAATTGATCTTAACACCAAACTGTGTTCTGTCTACTGTGCCTACAGAAATTATTTCTATAAATTTTCTAAATAGTTTATTTTCAAATAGTTGTGTAATCCCCTCATCATTTATTCTTATAACACCACTCATCATATTAGGTGCATCACCTGCTGTAGGTGTAACAATGGCTCTATCTACATCTGTTTTTATTGCTTTTGACAATACATCTCTTGCTACAATGCCACCATCATACTTATGCCATTCTGTCATATTAGCTAGTAATCCCGGCAAATTAGGATCGTCAGTTTTTATTTTTTCAATAGGCATACGAGCAATAACTTTTGCCATTTCCTTGTCTATGCCATATGACAAAAGACGATCTTGTTCTGCTTTAGATAATTTACCTTTACTCCATTTTATACTATCTTCTAAAAATCTATGTATAGAAATCATACTATTAAATGTTTTGTAGTAATATGTCATAGGTTGCAAACCATTAAATGTAAAGAAATACTCCTGCGCCCTCTCTGCATACTGTCCAAAATATTTATCAAATATTCTACCAGACCTTGTAGCATCTAAAGTAATACCACCTTCATAAACATATCTATTAGTCATTGCTACAGCTAATTCTTGAAATGGAGCAAAATATCTAATGTCTTTTAAATTAGACTTGGCAAAACCATTTTGTGCATCAAATAAATTATTTAAACCCATTCTAAATGTTTTTTGAAAACCATTAACCATAACAGGACGACCCGCTTCAGGTAATGCAGATAAAGCCACTTTACCCATATAAGCAAGACTAATCATATTTCGTAGTGCTACAACTCCTCGGGCAGTAAGGGCAGTAGGGTCTGCACTATAGAATGTACCCAATAGTTTATCTTTTTCATCTTGAAATGAGTTGATTACTTTATTCATTTCTGTTTTATCAAACCCTGCTCTTATCATTTTTATTTCTAAATGATTAAGAAAATCTTTCATATGTGTATCACCATATCTTCTAGTAAATTCTATAGCACCACCCATTCTTTGCGAATAACTTCTCATTACAAAATTTATATCTGTTTCTACAAACGGTGCAAATTCAGATGCAGGTATATCTGTTTCTCTAGCTAATAAATTTTTAGATCCAATTTTACCTGCACCTGTATATGTTCTATCTATGTTATTAATACCTTCTATATCTTGAAACTTTGATTGATTTTCTAATACATAGGTATAGCGTCTTTCAACTTCTGCTCTAATAATTTCTTGGCGTTCATTTGCAGGTACATCATCACCTTCAAATTTACTTATATTAAATCCTTTATCTGGATATCCTTCTTCTCTTAAGCGTTTTCTCATTATTAAATATTTTGTTCCAGGAGCAGGTGCTTGTTCAATAAGTTCTTCTAGATTTCTTTGCAACATATCTTTAAATGCAATTTCATTTTTTTTTACTTTTTCGTGATTAAATACTAATGGCATATAATCTTTAATAGTTGATTCTTTACTTGGCAAATTTGGAACATCTCTTTCTGCAAAATTAATATCTCGTTCTAGTTCTAATTTTTTTTTTACTTGTGCTTTTTTCTTTGCAGATAATTTATTCATAATTCCTACTCGTTCTGTCATAAATGCCATAGGATCGCTTCTTGTACCTTGTGTAAAAAATTCTTCTCTTTTTTGTTTTAAAAAATCATCTATTTGTGCTGTAAGTGTTGCACCTAAATCATTATTTATTTCATCTCGTGCAAACTCAAACTTTCTTAATAGTTGTGTTTGTGTGCCTTGTGTAGCAAACATTCCTAATCTACTTGCTTCTGTATTATAAAATTTAAAAAATTGATTTACTTCTTTTAAAGCATTGGTTACTGCTTTTTTTTCTTGTCCTGTTAGTCTAGTAAGAATTGAATTATCTAATCGTGCTTCTCCTACTAACTCAAAAAATTCTACTTTACTCATATTACGAGGAGTTGCTGTTTTATTTCTTGCAAAAAAGTTACCTATTTTTTTTGTAGCGTTTTTTGTAGCAATAACAAAACCTTTACCTCGTCTTTGCATATTAGACATAGATTCATCAAAACCATATAATTTATGAAACTCATCTTCTATTTTAGCTATATGTTGTAAATATCTTGCAAAATGTTTTACAGATAAATCCATTGCTATAGAACTAGGGCTATGTACTCCTAATCTATTTGCTTCTAATATTGTTCCGTGATTACCTGTTATTTCATATAATTTTCTAGCATAATAACTTTTATCGTCATCATTCATTTTTTTATTTTTATATATATTTTCTAATCCTCTTCTTAATGGACTTGCTTTTTCTAATGTACCAAGTAGTACACCTACATCAGTTTTGTAATTAGCATTAACAGGTTTTTGTACATAATCTATTGTCCATTCTGTAAGTGCTTTTTGATATCCAATATCTGTTTTAAATTGTTTAGTTCTTGGTTTATATACCTTCTCACCTATTGCTCTTACAGCATTAAAATGAAACCAATCTTCTTCTGTTTTAAGCATACCTTCTGGCAACTTAACTTTTAATTTTCTAAATTGATCTAAATATAATTTATTTATCCATTGTCCTTTAGCTACTCTTTCATCAAAATTAAGTATATTTGCTTTTACATCATAGTCAGCAACCTTACTAAATGTAGCTACTTCTCTTTCATATTTAGCACGACGATAGCTTGTATTATTTAATAAACCTTTAATTTGTTCTTTTGTATATATAGTATTATTACTATCTAAATCTAAATTGCTTGTTACATTAATCTTAGCAGGGCGTTTTCCTTTTCCTGTTACAGATTTGCTAGGATTATTAAAACCTTTTTTGCCTGACATTTTTTTAAAAACAATACCAGAAACTGCATTTGTAGGATCAAGATTAAAAGTTGTTTCGCCTACATCAAATTTTACAGTAGCTTTATTATATCCTTCATTATATTTTTCTATATGCTCTGTCATTGATTTACCATTAAAAGACTTTGCATAAGCATCTTCAGGCATAGTTTTCTTTAATGCACCAACAGCACTACCTAAAGCACCACCAAACAACATACTATATCCAACAGTAGCTACACCTTCACTTTTAGTCATTGTAGGATCAAGATTATATCTAAGGTATTGGTTAGGCACTTCTGCCGCTCCTATCTGTCCTGCTGTTCTCATAAAATTTTTAACAAGACCAACGCCCTTAACGCCGAATATAGGTATCAAAACTACAGGATCAATAATACCTGCACCTAGATGTGTAAAAAAACCTGCATCTGCTGTTCTTTCTCTACGAGCATTATTTCTATCAATTTGATCTTTTATTATCTGTGTATGTATTGAATTTTTTGATTCTATAAATTGTTTATAGTTTGGCTCATACCCTTCTATATCCATCATTGGTTCATAGTTAGGATCAAAATCTCCTGTTTCTTTACCAAACTTATATCTATCCATAAGTTGTCCAACAGTATTTAACATAAATAAATCTACAAAATCACCTCTAAATGATTGATCATCTTGTGGTCTATGTATAAGAGTTTTAGGTTGAGCAACATCATCTAATATTATTGACTCTGCTGTTTGTGAACCTAAATAAGTTTTTTGTTCAGGATTAGGAAGTTCTTCAGCATCTTCATAAATATCTTTATTCATTTAGCACACTCACAAAATTATTATATGTTTCTATTTGCTCTCGTAATGCACCACCCATATTAATTCTTTCAGCAACTTGTATTTTTTGTTCAACACTAAGATCGCTGTATTCATATTTGTTTCTTGCACTAGTACCCATAATGGCATTATTTGCATCATCACTAGCTACAGCATTATCTTTTAGTTTTCTAAATACATTATATGGATTAATTAAAAGTGGCCCATCTTGATTTATACCTGTTAATGCTAATCCTCCATTAATACCTGTGTCGTCAATCATATGTAAAGTATATCTTTCTAACAATGGCGATTCTGGAGATGTAAATCCATCTAATTGAGATAATGGTATTATAAACAATCTATCTTTTATATCTTTCCATTTTCGTGGTGTTGCTCCTTTAGGTACTGTATCTAAATATGCTCTATACATTAAAGCATCAATGTGTTCTGTTGTAGTTTCCCCTGTGTTTGGATTAATAAGTTTATGATTTTCTATTGGATTTCTAACTAATTGTAATTCTGTTGAATCTCCATCATCACGACCAAATAAAGGTTTCGTATATTTACTAACACCTATTTGTCCTGTACCTGCTAATCTAATTAATGTATCTTTTGCTATTTTTTTTATATCACTTTTTTTTGCACCCGGTCGTCTTTTAGCTGATTGAAAAACTGATCTCATAATCATAGTTTCAATTTCTTTTGAATAGCCATCAGTATCAATTATATTACCTCCAAATCTACCTTCTGCTATATTAAGACCATATCTATTAACAGTACCATCTACATCAAATATTGCCTCTTTAATTGCTTCTCTTGCTCTTGTCGTTAATAATTTTTTTTTAATTTCTGCATTATCTGCAACAGCTTGTAATCTTTCATCTAAAGATGGTATATCAAATACAGTAGCATCAAGAGGTTGTCCTATTTCTACAACTGCATCAACTTTGTCTAAAAATTCTAGCGTTTTATCACTTAAATCTAATCTACGAAATGTATTATCTTCTACACCCATTGCTACATCTCTATTCATAATTGTTTCAATTACTTGTAAATTTCTGTTTTGAAATATTTCTTTATCAATTCTTTTTTTATAAACACTTGGAAAAAATCCAACCTTTTCAAACATTCGTAAGTGCATTACATTTGTTGGATCAAAATCATAATTACCATTTAGAGTAAAATTAGGGTCATCATTTTTTATGATACTTTCTACTGCTTTTAATCCTTTAATTTGATTAGATGGTTTGCCATTAAATAAACTTTCTAATGCAGAAGAGTTGTATGTACTTTCTTGCACTTGGCTTGGTGTAAGTGCAGATAATTGAGATGCAAACAAATTTGATTCATCATCATCAATTAAAGCATTAAGTGCAGATATTCTTCCTGTAATATGTTTATTAAATGCTGTTATTGTGCTTGGTCGCAATTCACCTAAATCATTATTAAACTGTTCTAAAGTTATTGTCATATCAGGTTCTTTAGAATCAGATGTAGAGTAAAACTTTACAGGTTGTCCTCGTAACAAAGATTGCATAGCAACCATATTATGCAAATATGCTTTTTGTCCTTTTACTGTTTGTCCATTTAAATCCATAGGATTAATTAGATTGCCGTATTTTTGGTAAAACTGATATAAAGATTTATTAGCTGTAAGATTTCTTTGTGCAAACTTTGCTCCATATGGAGAAGTCTTTTCCATCATATCTAAATCTTGTTCTTGTTCCTTTAATAAAAGTTCTACTTTATTAAATTGATTAGATGATAATGCTAAATTAATTTTTTGTGTTTGCATATTAAGAATATCTTCAGCTTCTGCATTATTTTTATCTACTTGTAATTTTTGGTAATAGGCATCAATACTATTAGAATGCTGTGCTTGTATTTCTTGCATAGTAATATCAAGTATTGGTTTATACGATTTTGGTAATTGTTCGGCATATGCTTCAACTATAGGTGTCATTAATCCGTTAAAATCATCAGATGTACCACCTATGTCATATTTAATTTTATTAGCAATATTCATTGCTTCTTTATCTAACTCCATACCAATCTGTGCTTTTGCTTTTGATATAGCAAAGTTATCAAATAACTTAACGGCTTCGTCTGTAAAGAAAAGTGGTCTATTTATAGGTTTTGGTCTTTTAATATTTTGAATAGTACCATCATCATTTTGTACTTCTACTTCTTCAAATTCAACAGAAAAATCATCTATAGCAGACTTTGCCCTTACCTTATCAACTTCTTTACCTACACCTGCTATGCTTTGTACAAGTTTAGCTTCTGAATCTCTTTCTAGTTCAGCCGCTTGACCTAATGCTCTTGATATTGCTCTACCACCAGATTGATCTACAACTCTTATCTGTGGTGCATATTGTGTCTGTCTTTTATATTCTTCTGCCATAATTAACTATTATATACTTTAAATCCAATACTAATTGCTTCACCCACAGCATCTCCTGCTGATGCCCATAATGCAGTTTTTCTTGCAGATAGTTTTGCTTGTCCTGCTATTTGTGCTGCTTGACCTTCCATTACTGCTTGTCTTGCCCCTAGCATTGCATTGTTTGCTTTTTCCATTCCCATTAAACGAACATTACGAAGGTCTTTCTTTGTTGCTTGTTTATTAGATTCAAGAAATGCTCCATAGCTAGGTGAATTTATTTCTACACCACTTGCCCCAAACGCCGCTATGTTTCTTTTTCGTAATTTTTGTGCTTGTTCTTTTATATCATTGGCTCTTTGTTGTGCCGCCAACATTTCAGCTTTGGCTTGGTTTTCATATTGTTTCTTTTTTTCCATAGCCATTCGTTGCTCCATCTCCATTTGAGCTTTGATATAATCTGATTCGTTGCTAAATAAATTACCAAAGAAACCTAGTATTGCACCACACATTAGTAATATACCTCCGAAGTTATTGCTACAATTCTCATTGGAACAGGTACAGATTGTGTTATAGAAACATTAGGTGTTTGACTATAACCAAGAGTGTGTATATCTCTTTTGCCTGTATATCCTACCATTTGTAATCCGTCATCATTAAGCAATACATCATTTCCATTTACTTGTAAATTATAGGTTTTAGATAATTCTAATATAGTTTTGCCTATCTTTCTAGGCAACCCATATGTTGATCCTAATCCTCTAACAGGTTGTACAGAATCAATAGGTAATGTTTCTATCTCAACTGTATAAGTTAAACCTATATCACAAGCACTTGCAGGTAATTGAAATTGTACTACGCCATTAGAATCTACAGTAGATGAGCCATAATATCTTATATCATCATCTTCATTTGATCCAGATGTGGCGTGTACTATTTTGCCTCGTAAATCAGGATCGGCATTTAAACCTGTAAATATTCTGCTAGATGTAAATACAATACTTGTATTATCACTTACTGATACTGCTTGATCTATAACAATAATATACTCGCCAGATGTTCCTGTGCTATTAACACTTTGAATTGTATATTCTGTACTTGCAGAACCAATCTTAAACTTTTCTCCTGTAGTAGGAGCATTAGTAAAACCATCAGCTACTATTTGTCTTGTTGATGAAAATGTTCCATTAACAAGTATTGTGCCGTGTGGTTGATATGTTGTACTTAATATTTTACTTACTGAACAATCTGTAGGCAAGGCAAACATAGAATTAGCTATCTGCTCAAGATAATATTTAGTTGCCCCATTTACTGTTCTTTTAACAACTGTGTATAAAAATGATGTAGTACCTGCAGTAGATTCAAAGTTACCATCAGTTTCCCATACAACCCAACCTGCTAGTTTTTCTTGGCGTTGTGCTGAAAATACTCCAAGCGTACCATCATCATTAGCAAAGATAATCATTTGTTCAGTTTTTCTACCTGTTGATTTTATAATGCCTGTATCTTTTGGATTTGATACAGCTTGTGGTGAAAGAAAGGTTATAACAGTAGGAACATAATCCTCTGTTGCTGTATTGTAAAAAAACTCTCTTACAGTTTTACCATTAGGTTGTATAAATATTGCCGCACCATCAAACAATCGTGGCATACAAGTCTGTGTACAACCTAGACTACTTTGTCTTTCTATTCGTAAATCTGCAGGTGTAAGTGGTCTACCTGTTTGTGGTTTTAGATAGAACTCACCTGTACTTGTAAATATTTCTAAATGTTTACCTGCAATAATATGTCTTATTTCATTTATTTGATCTGATGATATAGATATTTGTATTGAATCTGTATCTTCACCTTCACCAACATCAAAATTAAAAAAATCTGCTGTTTTGCTACTTGATACAAAATCTGCTATTGCTCCACCTGCAAAAAATAATCTTTGTTGATGAAACTTACAGGCAGAAGGAAAGCCATTAATATTGCTATATACTTGTTCGTCCCAACGAAGTGTAGGTGGGTGTCCAATAATTCTTACATTTGTTCCACCACCATCTCCCGAATCACCACCGGTATCTGAGTTATCTGCTTCAAATGTATATCGGTCATCATCTAATACTGTTATTGTTTTTGCACCATTAAGATTTGCCGCTGTAATACCATTACCATCTTCATTTAGAATTGCTTCTGCACCTTCTACAGTAATTGAAACGCCACTCGTAAATCCGTGTGCAGGGTGCAATACTGTAACTGTACTATCTCCTTCTTCGGCTTTAAACGGATCATCATCTAATTCTATTCTTACATCTGCTTGTAATGTACCTGTTAATTCTGTTGCAGAAGTAAATCCTGTTATTTCTATTTCTGTGCCGTGATATCTAATATGTTTTCCAACATAGTTAGATGTAAAATAGGCACTACTTGCAACAATATTTACTGAAGAATTTTTTGTTGTTTGATCTATATCTAAAGTAATATTGTCATCTGCAAATTTAAAATAAGGTTGGTATATTTTTTCTTGGTTTGTACTTACTTTGAATGCAAAGTTTGCAATAGCAAAAGTGGTTGCACCTGTTCTTGTCAATACCTGTGGAGCAAACTGTTTATGAGTAATAATCATAGTATCACCCTGTTGTGTGTATGTAAGTTCAAACAACTCTGCTGTTGTCCATATACAACCTGTTATGCTTGATAACAATGTGCCATTAGTAGAAAATATTTTGCATTTTGTATTTTGAAAAGCAATTATATATTCTTGATTTTCATTAAATATAAAAGGTTCTATTCGTGTTTCTTCACCTAAATCATATCTAAATAGTGTACCTTGGCGTCTTTCTATTGGGCCTTGGTTAAGACAAAAAACATTTCTTGCTTTTTTTAATGCCTGTTGAAATGCACCAAGATCAGTTCGTGCTATAAGAGTTTCGTCTACTTCGCCACGAGTAAAACTATTCTGGTGTACTCTTTGTGTTGCCATTCATCAACTACTACTACTTGGTACAACTGCTCTTATACCATCTGCAGTACCTCTGTTTCTAACTTCAATTAATAAACTTGTATTAAGTTTTCTTGTAGTTTGTGTTTGTGATTCCATACTTCTAGCTAAGACTAATTGTTGACTTGCTCTTTTTTGATACAGTAAAGAAAGCTGATCGTTACGAGCAATAGCACCTGCAAATAAACTAGCAAGTTCAAAAACAACTGCTTGAGTAAAATAATCTGGAAATTCTTTTTCGTGTGGTTGATATGTATAATGACACACTACAACATCACTTGAACTTGTGTTTGTAAATAATTCTTCGTTATACCTATCAAATACAATTACATTATCTGATACAGTAACTGTATGTATTAATATTGCATCATTAGGTATCTGATATGCTGAATCCCATTTATCTAAAGGATTTGTTGCAAGTTTTGTTAGTTGTGCTTGTTTTGTTGCGAATCTCCATCTAGCTTTTGTTAGTAAAGATCGCAATGTTGTTTCATACAACTGATTAGCTACTTTACTTTCTACAGTATTATCTGTAAATGAAGCGATTGTGTTTGCTCCAATTAAAACTAAACCTTGATTACATATATCTATTTTACTTACCATAATCTAAATATCGGGGGAGTTGCCTCCCCCAATACCCTATGTACCATTAATAGTTGTTACAGTAGCCGCCGCCGTTGCACT